CTCGATGGAGTCAAATGCAATCCACTGATTTAACGCTCCCGACGGTAGGCTCCTCATCCATGCCATCGGGTCAACAATCCCCCATCGCAACGCAAGCCTAAAGGCGATTGTCAGCCTTCGGTTGCGTCTGATTTTTTTGCTAGTGCTTCGATCTCGCCTGCGTCGTAGTCGGAGAGCTTCAAGGCTTGCTCGTAAAGCTTGCCCACGGTCAGCCTTGGCAGTTGCTTGAGCGTGTCGGAGTCTTTTACGATCCGTTCGCCGTCGGCCCCCACCAAGCAATACGACACAAGCAATCTTCGATGCTTCGCAAAATCGAACTTCTCGCCTGACTGCATTGAGACTTCCATGTCAGCCGCGTCAGACTCGCAAAGTTCACGAAGCATGAATACTTCGCTACCAATGCGAATCTCGATAGTGCGAAGTGGACGCGATGCCGCCGCTAGGAATCGATCTAACTCACTCATCGTCGCCATCCTCCTCGATGATCCGCTTTGCTTCCTCAACAAACTGTCGAGAGAATTGCTCAGGTGGCAACACCCTGACCGGATACCCTAACGCCGCTTCTGCTTGAAGTTCAAGCGATGCAATGGCATCAGCATTTAGTTCGTCGTGTGGGAAATGAAACAACGCTTGTAGTTGAACCTTCTCGCCGTGTGGCAAGTAGCCAACTAGCACCCCATCGAAAAGCACATGAAACTGTGCCAACGGAACATCGATTCCGTCGGCTCTCGTACCAAATTGCTGCTTTAAAGCAAACATGAAAACCTCTTACTAAGCGACTGTGTAAGTCAAAGTTGTTGCACCGTCAAACTGCAGGGTGTAACTGCCCTTCATGATAACGCCCTTCTCGCACGAAGGGAATTTCACGTTCTTAACGAACGCCGTGCCCTGGACGCTTCCGGCTCCTGGAAAAGTAAGCGTTACCGAGATTCCCGCGTACGGCTCCGAGGATGGAATCATCGCAGTAGTGATCGGCACCGCAGCACCGAGCCAATTAAACTCGACTTCGATCTCTGGATTCTTTCGCAGGTCGCTTGGTCGCAATTGCTCATAGAGCGTGGTGCCCAGGTGCGTGATATCGAGAGCATCAACGGAAATGTTGAAATCCCCGATTCGAGTGATCTGCGTAGTAACCAAACCAGTACCGGAAATGGTCGCCCCCAACCCGGTATCTGCAACAGTTAAAGCCGCCATATTTAAGGCTCCTTGTAATGCACCAAGAGGTCGAAACTAACCAAATACCGATGCTCTTGGTTGCCATCGGTTGGAGGATCTTGCATATATTCATCGCCGCTGTCGAAGTCGATACCGCAAAATGTGTAGCCGTCAACGACACCGCGAAACGAGTCAATTCCAGTCTCTCGAATCGCTCTGCTGATCGCACTTGCCGCCGTGCGTGTCAGTGCGAAACACTCGAGCGTTATTCGTGCGTGTGCAGACTTACCTAACCCGCTTACCATGTGATCTCGTTGCGTTGAAATTACGTAGTAAATCACCGCTGGCATCGTCGCTTTTTGCACAAGTACGTCTGGGTACATACGTTGCCCTATAAGCGTCGATACGCTTGCGTAGGAAAGCAACTTTGTACGCAACGCTTCGCCAATGGCTGACATTACATTTCCCCGCTGATGATGCCGATGGTTCTTGCCGCCGCTTCGCTCGATCCGCTGACAATGCGAACAACCTTGACGCCTTCAAAGACGTTTGGATTGAGTGCGATGTAGCGGCTAGTGTTAACGGCAACGCTATACTCCGTGCCTTCGTTGTAGAGTGCGTAGAAGTTTGCTCCCTGATCGGCTGACGCTTGGAACTTGAATGTAGTTCCAGTCAATCCCGAGGGGGTGACAATTGCAAGTGGTACGCGTCCGCCTTGCATCGTTAACGCGGTCGAGGTCGTTCCGCTCGATGCGATGGTTACGGTATCTGTGAGTGTGATGTTCTTAGCCAAGACGTAGCTCCTTTATCTCTTTTTGCAGTCTGTCGAGGAATGCCGCTTCCGCCTGCGACCTCGTTTGATCATACGCCCGAACTGGTGCGCGTTCGTTGTTTGGGAAGTTCGCCGTTTGTGCTTTCGTGCCCACGGTTGCATAGTATTGATTGCCACGACGCGAAGTCCTCAAAACTTGCTGGCCGGGCTTGCCCCAAAGGTATCGAGTGTAGGAAGTGCCTTTTTTGTACGGCATAACGAACTGCTGTTTATTGCCCTTTGGGTATTGGGCACCGACGTAAACAACCACGCCGCTTTTACCTACCTTGTGCCCGATGTGCTTGCGTGAATCGTTGCTAAATGCGGGATTGTCTTTGAACTTCTTGCTCCATCGCTTACGACTTCCGCTCTCTCTCGATGATCTCGATAGCGGCTCTGTGGCCCGTGCGATAGGCTTTGCAAACTCTCCAAGGCACCTACCGAACGGCCCGTTGCGAAGCGTCAAAGGGATCGCTCCGATTGCCTTGATTAAGTCCATGTTGATTTCGATGCTGCTGCCCATTACATCACCACCGAGCAAATTAGGTCGATATACCTTCGCAAGCCATCGACTGGGTTAATATGCGTGATGCCGTAGTTTTCGCCATCGTAAACGACTTGCATTTGCGTATTGTATCCGCTTCGATATCGTACGCGAAAAACTGCCCTTGTCCCCGCTTCTAGTTGCCTTCCTCGCATCGACTCCGTACCGCCCGTTGGGTAGTATTCGCAAGGCTCGCCAACGACGTAATTAGACCACGATACAACCGGCTGACCTGATGCGTCTTGCGTCTCGGTCTTTTGTTGGATCGTGCAACGCTGCCGAAGTCTGCCAACTCGTAAATCTCTTGGTCGTCCGCTCATGGGTAAGAACTCCGCATGTAACGCCGAACCAACATTTCATACGGTCGCATCGTCTGCAACGCTTCGCTCATGAGCATATCGCGGTTCTCAAAGTAATGAGCCACTAGCAACTTAATAGCCGCCTTTGCCGCTTCTGGTACGCTCTGCCCGTCCTGCGAATAGCCGCATTTGTAAGTTATCGCCCACGAATCCCAGCGATAGGCCGTCGATGGTAGGCTAACCAAATACGCAAGCCTAATTTGATCCACGTGCAATTGATACGAAGCACTCGACAACGTTTGCAGCACATTGCCACCATCGTAATACTGGATCGAGGTGATTGAGTGGATTGGTGATCGCAATAGCGTAAAGCCATCGTAGAGCGAGCCAACCCGCAAGCGTAGCGTTTGGTAGCAAGTGACCGTATCGGTATCATGCTCCCACTGCTCCCTAGCCGCCTGAATCAAGGCGGACAAGTGAACATCGTGCGTAGTATCGCTACTTGCGATTTCGAGTTGCTTTTTTGCTTCGCTCAGTGTCACCGGCTCGGTTGTCGGCCCTGTCACTAGCTCTGGTATCAATCTCACGAGCGATGCCCCTTCGAATCAAGATATCTTCGACACCTGCCCCGAAGGCTTCCGACTGATACCCAGCCGGAAAGCCATTCCAAGGTTTAATCAATTCGATTGCCATTAGACAACCAAGCACACATCGCCGTCAGCAGTTGCCGCCGAAGTGATCGGAGGGAACTTGGCTCGGCTAAGAATCGCAACAGCAGCGATGTAACCACCGCTAGTTCCGTCTCCAAAGGTAGCAACCAACTTCAAAAACGGATCAAGCCCGCGAAGTTCGATTTGAAAAACGCAAGTCTGCCCGTCATCGGTCGCACTTGGAAGTGCGAGCGTTGCACCGCCAAGACCGCTGCCACCTGCGAAGGTCGCTCCAGTAATGTCAGCGTAAGTCCCGCCGCTGGTCGAGGACGACTGTACTTTCAGCGCAGTCATCGCAATATCGGTTGCTCCGAGTTGCACAACGATGGTTGCGTAATCAAAACCGCGACAATCAACAACATCAGCCGTAGCCGTATTGTTGTCGATCAACGCACCGGGCTTGACCGCCGAGACAAATTTACAATGTTGCAGTTCGTTCAAAGTATCACCTTCTTTCCTTTGTTGTTGGTTTAGTTACGCTGCGGCAACGAGAGACAAGATCGGCCCAGCTTCGCTAGCCGTTCCTCGCTCGTGGCAGTTAAAATCCCATCGCATCGTCGAGCGATACGCGATTTGGTCGAGTTCAAAGTACCTGGAAGCATCAGCCGCGATTGAAAGCCGTCGCCGCATTCCGAGAGTAGCCGAGAGCCCGAGGTCGCCGAAGTAGGCGAACTTAGTTCCGCCCGATACCGTTTTCGGCATGACGTTGACGAAAACAACTGGGTAGCCAAGGAATGACGTTACAGGGCCGCTTCCGAGGTCTTCTTTGTTATTTCCGCCTGATGCCAACTGGAGTCGCCCTAATACGTTCGACCAAATAGCTTTGTGGCAGAACCAAACTGGAGCGATGCCTTGGTAGTCTGGCAGCTTTCCGACAGCTTCTTGGAATACCGCAATCGTCAACGCCGCCATTGTGTTTTGACCGGCCGCAGCGGTTACTACAGATCCAGCGTTGAGCACATTGGCAAGACCTTGCACGCCGTGATTAGCTGCCTCGCCGTTTCCTAGGAATCCTGCGGTATCTGCTCGCAATGCTTGAGCCCTAGCAATGGAAGTTGCTAGCATGTCAGCGATTGCAATAACAGAATCCTCGTTGAGTTCGCTTGGGACTCGCGTCAAAGTACCGAACTTGCGAGCAACCAGGTTGACCGGGCTGAATGTCGGGTCGCTTGCGGTGATTTCGTCAGACTCTCCGACCGCGTAGGCGATAACGTCGGAAAGTTGACGAGGTAC